CTCGCTTATCTTTGATTAGCCCTAGCTTTAATGCTAAAGAATTCTCACAGGTGTTAGGACGTATACATCGTAACGGTGCTAAGTCTGATGCCTTACAAAAAGTAATGATATCGAACGGATCCATAGAACAATATGTCATGCGAGCCATCAGTAAAAAGATGAGGAACATGAACAGGATCCATCACTCACAAGTTGGGGAGTTTACCTCCTCTTATTACAACGAAGACAAACCATTTTAAAAATGAAAGAACCTAAAAATACTACAGCGGAAGTTATAACTTTGAATAACGCATCCATATCTATCAAAGCGAGGAGAGATAATGATGACATGAACCCTTCAGGGTGGAGCATCATTGTGTTTGCTCCGTCCGCCAGCATCCGATGTGTGAGAGCACATCAACCTAGACACTTGAACTTATTCATATGGAGCATCTTAGCTCTAGCAGGAGAGCCTAATATAGACCCCCGCAAATACAAACTAGTAGAGGAAACAATACACAACGTAACCGATGGAGAATTTAAATGAGAATAATAAGACAAGTTATAGACACAAAGAAGATGCCATACGGAAAGATGTTAATTGAAGGAGCAGTGGTCGAGGACTATGTGTGTCCTGATACCGTTAAGGTTTACCCAGTCTGGGAAAACTTTAGTGGTAAGGATATGGTAGGCCCTGATCTAGTTGAAGATACTCCACCAAATAAGAGACAGAAGCTAGTCAATGGGGTAGCTGTAAGGCTCACTCGAATCCTTAGAAAACTAGATGATTGCGGAGATAATTTCTGATAGAGAAATACACGGCAGCGTATTCCTATTGATTGCCCTATTTATTTTATTTATAGCCCTTGTTAAATACGAACTATGACCCTTGCAGAATTACTAGAACTACACCAAGAAACAACGGATAGATGCCGTCAGATAATGGAGCAGAAGAACAATGATTATACAGGAGGGAAGGAGGCGGACGATGTGTTCGCTAACTTCCGTTGCTCAACCATACTGGATGTGCATCCTGTAACGGGAATCATGATGCGTGTAATGGATAAGATCCAACGTATCAAAACCTTCACGAACGATGGGCAACTATCAGTATCAGGAGAGACGGTGGATGATGCGTGTGAAGACATCATCAACTACGCTATCTTGGCGAAGGCGATGTTCCGTCAGGAGAGGGAATCAAAGCCATATAATCTAAAGGAAAAAACTAGTTGCTCCGAAGAAGATTACACCGCTTTGAAAGATACTTTCACCCAATCTATTAAGGAGAAGATCCTTTAATTACAGAAAAGTCAGAGGTGGATTCAATCTCCTTCATATCGTAGAAGATGTCATACACATTGAAGGCAGTTTGAATTAGCACCATACTAAGTGTCATTGCTAAGACCACCACAAGGATGGTCTCCAACAAAGACGAGGCGGACTTCACATTAATATCCCCCGCTCATCCGCTTCGCAACGGCATCAGTAAAAGAAGTTCTACTCTTCTTCTTTGCTGTCTTCTTCTTAGCTGTCTTTTTCTTAGCTGTCTTCTTGGCTGGTTTGCTGTGTCCGTATCCCATCTTCTTTAGCTTTAGGTGTTGTTCGTATGTGGCTGCTTTAGTTCCTTCCCCAGTCTTGGGGTTGTACATTGTATGTGGTTTGAAGTCTTTCTTTTTCATTTAATCTCCTAGTGATATTACTGGTTTTGGATATTTAGTTTCGTAGAAACTCTTCAAAACCTTGAGTCTTTCTTTTCCTTGAGATGTCCTATTCAAAGCACTCTCAAGTGGCTTACTTAAAATTGGTCTGTCGGTAAAGCCTGTCATGACCTGACGGTATCTCTTCTTACTTATACCTCTGGACAAAGCGTTCTCTCTCAGCTCATCCGATGTAACACCAAGACCCTTGAAGCCCCGAAGAACTCTTCGCAGTTGATTGTTCTGATAGATCTTTGTCTTGGCGTAATCATTATACAGTCGCTCTATCTGTCCTTTGGTCATACCCTTTGTGTTAACCAAACGACTTAAAGGTTTTGATGAAGCACGGTAATCCTCCATGTGTTTCTTTAGGTAAGACCTATAGCTCCTGAGTGGATCCATTGGGTATGGCTTAACAGGAAGAGCTTCTCTAAAGAACACGCCAAGGGGACTTCGTTCTAGTTCTGTCTCATCAGATCTCAAAGATACTTGTGCATCATTGAGTGCTTTCAAAGATCGTGGAGCAAAGGCAGTGTTTGCTGCATATACTGCTCTCTTCAGCAAGGCTCTTGGCTCACCCTCATAAGTTATCTTATCACCATAATCAGATTTGTTTACCACTGATTGGTATACAGCTTTGGCAAGGATCTGTTCTTGAAGGTATGGCTTCAAGAGATTGAATAACTTTGATCCTCCTTTTGTAACATTGCCCCTGAAAAGTTCGTCACCCATTCTCAATAGAGGATCCTGAATGATAGCGAATGGGTTCAGGTAAGTGAAATCCCAGCTCCATGTTCCATCTTTCTTAAATGGGTTTGGTGTGTAGAAGAAAGTGTTGTCCTTCATATATGGAGGAAGGCTTGCGCGTAGTGCTTCGTCCTCATCTTCTCCAATTCCTTGAAGTGCTCTGAGTATTATCGGAACAAGAGTAATGGTTGCATTCATCCCAATGAAACCTCGCATTCTTTTCCTGCCCCTCTCTTGGATTTTAGGATTAGAATCGTTCTTCTCTTTACCAATTCTTAGGAACCCATTGAAAGCTACTCTTGGAACATCGGCTGCAAACCTAATGAACGGAGCCATGATAACAGACAGGTTGCTATTTGTTATGTCTTTAATAATCGGGATCGCCCTGCTGTATGACTGAGCAGTATCTTTAACAATCTCTGCAGCCATTTGTTTCATAGCTGTAGTGGGCTTGCCATCCTTATCAAGGAGTCGAGCATACCTACCATCGGTCTTACCATTTTGGATTTCCCACTGAGCAGCTTCTTTAAGAACACTCAATTCGTAATCATAAAGTCCTACCTTATAATAAGCGTCTGCTGCGGAAGCCATCCGCGAACCAAACTCTAGCAAGAAGTCATGTGTTTCTTTTAGAGTCCTTCCTACTTTAAATCCTTTGTCTGCTAATTCTTTGCGTAGTGATTCTGGCACTGTCTTTTTACCAGCATCCATCAACTTCAAAACTTCTACAGCAAGACCACCTGCTTTTGCTGTGTCATCTTCAAGACTCTTATAAGACTTCTCATCTTTAAGAAGACTCTGCAACAAGTTAACTTCCAACTCATCTCCGAAGACGTTCATGGTAGCCAGTTCGATCATAGCAAAATCTAAGTCTGCTTTAGATCCTTGAGCTGCTCTCCTTATAAAGGATGTATCATCTCCTACGATTGCTTTTTTAGTTTCTTCAATAGCCTTGCCGATACCACCGTAGTATCCCTGCATTGGGCCGAAGAACAAAGCGTTACCTATAAAGTTACGGCCATAGAAACCAACACCACCTAGAGTCTTGTATGCCAAACTGTATCCAGTTGCCTTCCTTATAAAGGCTCCCATCTTTTGGAGGATTATTGAACGCTTGTTGAGATCATCCTGTGCTGCCCTAGAAGTTTCTACCCTCTCATTCTTGATGAGGTCATTCAAGTTAGAGATGACTATGTCAGGCGCGTAGAGACCCTTCAAAGGATTTAGATCTAGCTGCCCTTTATCGGGAGCAATCCTAGACCACTCCGCATACTTGCTAGGGTTTTCTTTAGATAGCTTTTCAAATTCTTGAGCTGTCAAAAGCCAAGGCTCTTTTGATTCTGTTCCTAGCTTCTTCATCTTGTTGAAGAAAGATTGGTTAGCCATAACACTAGCTGTATGAACAACAGTGTAGGCCAAGTTATCTAAGCCAGTCTCAGCACCATACTCACCCAGTAATTTTCTAATTGGTTCTGGGATATCTTTCTTCTCATTAAGTTCTTGAGCAAAAGATTTAAGCGGGCCTTTCGGGAACTTGTCCTCATCTATAATAAGTGCTGAAGCCCCGTCAACAGATTGAGCAGTTCCTATCTCACGACGAACCTTTCCTGCAGCGTATGCTCTGACGAAGTTCTCCATCATCTGCTTACCTTCGGAGAGATGAACAGAATCTTTCTGATTCATTTCATCGTCCGCCCTTTTTCTTGCATCCTGTTTCGTGAGTCCTTCTTTCTCCATCAGCTCCTCGATTCTTTGTGCCTTGTATCGACGAGCAAAGTATTGGATGGCAGCTTCTCTTTCTTTGACGTAGGTATCATCGTCTTCGTTAAGAACCTGATTAATAAAGTTTGGCTCTTCAAACATACGATACCTTCTGGTGATGTAGATACCCCTGTTGAAATCAAAGGCTGCTTTGAAATCATCACGATCCATTGCACCATCGAAGATCGTTTCTCCTTTCATGGAGAGTTGATCTACTAGCTTCCTCATCTCCACCACAATTTCATACATTGCAGGAGATACGACTAGAAGATCTTCAAGAGCAGCATTCCTTTCGGCTATGAGCCTGTCATGGTTCTGCTCTCTGAACCTCGTAATGTTTGCCTTCTTATTATCTTCAGCTTGCTGACGAACTTTTGCTTTCTCCTTTTCAGGTATCCCTCTAGCCTTAGCTAGGTCTGCCTTGAATTGATTGTCTACTAGAGCTTTCTGTTCGTCGCTTAACTGAGTTCCCATGTTGGAACCAGAAGCAATGGATATAAGTCTCGGAGATATTTTTACTCCTCTCTTTTCCTCCTCATCTAGGACTTTATTAGCTCTGTCCTGATATACTTTAACAATCTTCTTTGTCTCCCTGATAAACGCTTGGGTCTGATCAAGGAACATTATGACTCTCTTGTCTGCTTTCCTTGCGAAGATTTGTTTAAGAGTATTGGGTGCGTCATACTTAGCGAAGTCCATCAAAGGAACTTCTAGTATCTCTAACCAGTTAGAGAAGTCTGCACCCTCTACATCTATCTCTGCAGGGATGTAAGAGTCCGCACCGAATCTAGATTCAAGTGCTATATCTCCTTGAGATGCTAACCCAGTTCCTCCAGCAGTAGCGACAGATTCTTGTCGTACTCCTCTTCCTCTAATGTTGGCGGTGGATTCTCTAAAGGATCCTGCGCTCGTTCCTCTGGACTCCTTGAAGACTTCGTTCGCTGCTGTCGCGTAGTCTGGGGCTTCACCATCTTGTCCTGATCCATATTCTGCGTGGAGGGCTTTTTCATAATACCATAATATTGCTTGTGCTTCGGCAGGAACCATCTTGATTCCTTGTTCCTTTTCTAATTTACCCAGAGCATTCCTCATCGCAAGTCTTATAAACCTACGATGTCCCCCACTAGCAGGGGCTTCTATTAATTCAAATGAATCGATTGCTTTAGATAAACCATTTGTTGCGAGCCTTAGTTCGTTAGTGATCGGGGCTGCTTTTTCCATCTCACCTGCGAACTGTTCCATAGTTCCTGTCTCAGGATCGAAGGCTAACTTCCTATTAGAAGACTTAGTAAAATGCTTCGCCAAAGCTAAAACCATATTGGCATTCCTTTTCCTCTTCCGACCTATTGGATCTAGCTTTGTCTTGTCTGTTCTTTGTGAATCAGCAAACTTAAATAGTGTAGCTTTGGGATCTAGCTTCAGGTATGCAGCGAGAGCTTTATCAAAGCGGTCGTGCTTCTCCTTCATTTCTGCTCGGTTATACTTGCGGAGTTGCGTCCCTAAAGTTCTACCGAAAGTTCTCATGAACCAGCGATCCATTGTGATCGTCTCGAAATCTCCATTGAGGTTATTATAAAACGACCCCAGCTTGGCTCCGAAAACAAGAGAGTAAGGAACCTGCTCATCCATTAGCTCACCCCCTGTTAATTTCTCTGCTCTGGTTTTGGTGAAGCCAAACGACTCTTGTAGATCAGATATAAGTTCTGCTCTTGTTCCTGACCTAGAAAAGAATTCACTAACAGTTTCCCATGAGTGCTCTGCAATAAGTTTGTCAACTAAAGCTAGGTGCTTTTTAATCTGGTCTTGTCTGTCTCCCCTTATCCAAGAGATTGGAACTTCTTTGCCATCTTTATCTAGTTGAGTTCTATCAGGATTGTTCTTTGTAGCAGGAACTAACGCACCAGTCTTCTTCCAATTCTGATACAACGCCCATGAATCTTCTGTCTGTTCTTTAACTTTGTTACCATTCGAGGTAACAGTCATAAGAACTTTCAAGATGAAATCGTCTTGTGGTTTGGCTGCGTCTGAATCTAACTCGGCAAAGATATTCATCGCCATACTCACACGTTCTTCATACCAAGAAACAAAGTCTGGGTATTCATTAAGTGCTCGTTGGAGGACTCCGACTAGTCTTGTTCCTGACCTTTCGATGTCCCTGTTAAAGGCTTTCTCTTTCTGAGGGATATCTTTGAAACTCTTCTTCTTCCCTCTCCAGTTCTTTTGCCAATCAATCTTTTCTTTGGTCGGCATCAAACTATCCATGAACTTCGCAAGCTCGTGGACAGCAGAACCTTTTATACCTGTATCAATATCCTCACGACCATTGAGCAGCGCGTCATCAACCTCAGTCTGAGCGGTGTTAACAGGTAACAATTCACCCGCACCAAAGCGGGACTCCAGAGTTACATCCTCTGTTGAAAAGATGTCTGCTCCGTTAGAGTCAACGTAACCAACTCTGGCGGATAACACAGGCCCGTCCACTTCAGTGTATCCCTGCTCTAGTAGAGTATTAGAATAAGCGGGGCTGGTTATACCATCAGTAGCAATTGTAATGTGTGCGACAGCGTTGCTACTATCAAAGGGTATTCCCCCTCCTCCGTAAACAAAGTCATCTCTTTCGGCCTTAACAACTAAGGTTTGTACATTGTCATCTGAGGCATATCCAATAACTTTGAGTTTCGCTTCCGCACCTATTGGGGTGTCATTGAACTGATCAGTTGTGGGCTTAAAAGTAATGGTCATATGATGCCCATACTTCTTCTGCAGCAATGGTTCCCCAGTCGTATCCTCCCAGACACGCAATGCATCTGTTGGGTTATTCAAAATTGCCGCTGTGTATATAGGTTCACCACGCTCTCCCGATGTATCTTTAACAAGAGAGTTAGTTCCCATAGCTTGCTTGATAAGTTGATCAATAACAGCTTTAGGATTTCTCGGATTGAAATCCATATTGGAATCTGCTGTAGCATACCCCATTTCAATAGCTCTTATCTCCCTAACTACATTCATCACAGCAACTTTCATCTCAGGTGAAACCTGATTTAGAGTTCTGTGATAAGTAAGTTTTGCTATGAGGTTCTTAAAGTATTGCTTAATCGATGCCATCAATGATGGATTCGTAAGCAAGAAATCTATCTCTGCGTTGGTCTCAGTTCCCCGCATCACTTTCTGTGCGTGGCTTCGGAGAGATTCCTCAACGAGAATGTATCTCTCTTTACTGGACTCTACAGGGTCTTCACTGAACAACCTTTCTCTGGCTTCAGCGCGTTCATCAATGGGGTAGTATTCGTCGAGGATTCTATTGTAGTCCTCCTCTGTCATCGCATTCGCAATCTCTGCAATCTGTGTATCAGTCAGAGTAGCGAAGGATGCGGTGTGTGCCATCTCTTCATTAAGCAACGAAGCGAGTATGTGCTCCCGCCTCATTGGATCTAATTCATTTTCTGAAACCACTTGAGCTAACTTAATAGCAGCTCTTCTTGGGTTCATGATGATAGCCCCTGTTGCTGGGTCTGTCTTGACTATGACATCGGAAGTCTCATCAAAGACTAGACCGATTTCATCAGGAAGATAATTCCTAGCCCACGCCTTATAAGTATCAATTGCTCTTTCAAGTGCAGCACTACTCTGAGTTGTCTCAGCCATGCCCATATCTTCAGCCATTGAAGCGAGAGCTGTTTGCTCTTCTGATATGCTTCCTGCAACCTGATCCACGAACCCTGCTTGGGATTCAGGGTCAGGGATTCCTGCCCTCTTTGTTAGGTCAAGGGCATCACTGATAGCTTGGTTAAATGCTTTGTTAGGGACGCGAAATACCTTAGCTATAAAATCAAAGAGTCTCTGTAAGTAGTTACGTCCTCCGTCTCTCGGTCTAATACCTCTGACAAAGTTCTGGAACTTAGGAGCTGTAAGTAAATAAGCTAAGAACTCATCTAGATTTTCAGTGCCAAACTTTAATAGCTGTGGGTCATCCCCTTTGACTTCTCGTTTAATAGCTTCTAGCAAACGACTAAGTCCAGCTACTGCTTCGTTTTGAGCAGGTGTTCTTGATGCAGGATCTGCATTGATAACGTCAGTGGTAAATGCGTGTAGATATTCGTGGACTAAAGTATCAGCTACCCCTCTACCACCAGTCCTGTTTGGATTAATTACAATAACAGGTTGCCCATTAGCATCTCTGTAATACAGACCTGCGTAGTTAGCAGCGGACGCATCTATCTCAAACCTGACTGATCGTATTAAATCTTTATTTTGAAGTATCGCTTCAGCAGCAAGCCTAAGTTGTTTGACTTTACCTTTAGCTATCTGCTCCAGTGCAGCGATGACTGTCTCTGGGTCTCCTTCTTCAAGACCTAGCTCTTCTATTTCTCTATAGTTTTTGCGAGCAGTATCTCTCCTTGATTTACCATCTATGATGGCTCTCTGTCGGTAGACAGCAGCACCATTCCTTACTTGTTTGTAGAAATCTCTAGCATCATTAATAGTAACCTCGGTGTCTTTACCGACTAGCTTCTGCAATTCTCCTTTAACTAGCTCTCCAAATTCTAGATTTGATTGAGGCGAACCTTCAACTGTAGGAGTTGATATACCTAGAAGCATTAACGATCTTCTAAGTTTAGTCCCTGTTTCTCCAAAGACTTGGCCTTGTTTAAGGGTGTCATTTAATTGAACAGCCTCCATAGTAGTGATGTTGCCACCCCTAGCTAAAAAGAATACTAGCTCTTCAAAGGTTTTTTCTGGTGAGTAAGACCTAGTGGTTTTCTTACCACCGTGTAATTTATTATCGAGAAGCTCTTTAACTGCAGCGCGTAACTGTGAGTTATCCCTCAGTGCTTCACTACCTTCTGTAAATAAATTACCAAGGTATTGTCGTAGTTTAGCTTGAGGTACTGGTGCAATTGGGTTTGTCCGTGGTGGGATCTGTGCATCTTCAAGAGAAGCATCAACATCTAGAACAGTTGGGTTCTCAAGTACAGGTGAGTTGGGGTTAATGATACTAGCTAAATCACGCCTAGCTTTATTAGCCCTTTCTGCCTGTTGCTTCCTATAGAACCTAGCCTGATTATCTCTAACTTGAGCTATGTTGTAAGGCACATCTGATTTGGCATCCCCACTAACAACGGTAACGCCATATGAATAAAGTCTATTCTGTAGAGATAAGCTAAGAGACACAGCCATTGCATCCACATAATCTTTGTTAAGATTAAGAGTCTCATCATTAGCAATGATGCCTTTTAATTTACCAATATCTTTCGCGTCCTTTAAGAGTTCTTTGAGCGTGGCTTTCCTTCTAGGATTTAAAGGATCTGTAAATCTTTTATCTTTAAGACCTTCACGGTTTTCTATGCCGCTATTTCTTAGCTGTTTATTTTGTGCAATAAGATTTGTGATATTCCTATAATCAGCTTGGTGAACACCTACCTTATTAAAGGCAGTTCGTGCTGACACGAAACCACCTGAGACAGGAACAAAAACGTCTGTTACAAATTTCTGCCCCGCAATAGTTTTTATCTTAAAGGACGGGTTTAAAGTTGTGCTCCCCGCATCTTGTTCTGTTAGCGGAATGGGGATCCCATTCTGCAGCAGAGTGAGCATTGATTGTGGGTCATTGTTAAATACCCCATTACCATCTGCGTCTACAAATACACTTCTCGCAGATCCAAAAGAGCTAGGTATTCTAGCTCCTCCTGTAGGCATCCTCTTTTTAAGGAGAGGAAATCTTTTCCTAATAGCAGTGGCTAGTTTATTTGTTACGGCCTTTAGATACTTTGGATCAGAACTATCTAGGTTTAGATCAAATTGATTAAGATGTTCTTTAATCAAAGTAACAGGGAACCCTGCTTCTTCTAGTTCCCCCAATGAAGAGATGTCTTTTTCAGACACGACTTTAGGTTTACGTTCATCCGCTAGATCCTGTTCTAAAACTTTATCTGCTTCTTTCCTACTAAAGGACGCAGTCTCTGGAGTGTGTAGTCTACCCTCCGCTACACCTTGGTCGATTATACGCTCTGCCTTTTCAAGATCTTCTCCCTCTAATACTGAAAGCTTCTCTTGCTCTTCTTGGTATCGACGAGTTTTCCTTTCAATATCAGCGAGCGAAGCTGAGTGCTTTTGACGCGCTGTAAGTTGATCAACATTTGCTGGATGGGGAGAAGTAACAGAAGCTTGGTCTGATCTAGATGATACGTTTTCGTCTGAATCAAGAACCTTAGAAATGGTGGGGTCTCCCCCTACTTCAGGATCTACGGGAATGTCTGTATCTTGATCCGCCTCTGAAGCTACATCATCAATTGTTTTTTCAATTTGTTCCTGCGGAGTATTGGCAAAGATAAGCTCTAGTTGTTCTAGTGTCTCTTCGTCTTGTGCCTCTTGTGCCTCTTGATCATCTTCTTGTTGCTGTTCAGCAGCACCCGCATCAGCTTGAGCATCTTGTTGATCTTGTGGTGCATCTTGATCTGCTTCGGGACTATCTGGTTGATTATACTTCTCGTTTATCTGCTGCCTTTTATCTGCATCTTTAGCAGCTTCTGCTGTTTGAGGTGCTCCACTATCATATAGCTTGCTGTATTTCTCATTGAGCTGTTCATCAGCAGCTATCCTCTGTCTGTAGTTTTGTAAGACTTCATCTTGAAGTAGACGGGCTTCATCTTTGTTGAACCTAAACTTGACGGCAACATTACGAGATGTCCTACCTAGTGCAGGAGACCCCGCTCCCATGAGTCCTCCCAATAGAAAGCCTTGCCAAGCTGATGACATCCTTTCTTGTAGTGAAGTATCTTGTCCTGTGTAGGCATCCTGAATTAAGCTATTAACTAATTCATCCACACCTTCTTCAAAACCCTCACCTGCTGCTGCCAAACCTACCTCTTTCAGCACACCCATTCCATTCTTCCGCATCACTTCACTGACACTTTTCTTTAAAGCTTTTTGGAAAACAGCATCATTAACTTCTTTGCCTAGCAATCGCGAAGCAACAATCCTTGTTTGCCTATAACTCAAACCTTTTAAGAAAGTGTTTTCTAGACCACCTAGTTTACCCCCAAACATTCTCCCCATTCCAGCAGTCAAAAGACCTGTTGTTGTACCCGCTTGAAGTCCAGCACCAAAGGCAACCTTATGTGCTTCTTCTCTAACTCTTTGTTCACTCCAACCTTCGTGCCATTCTCCTCCAGCATCTTTATGTTCTGCCGTTAGACTGTCAGTCATGGTACTAAACACGGAACCATAAGTCATCGATCCAGACCTAGTAGCAGCGGGGACAAAGGTGGCTGCTGTGACCCCCATCTTACTACCCAACACTCCGTTGTAACCTTTTAGAGCAGCCATTATAGTATCGCCCGTTACATCTGGCCCAAGAGTTGAGTTCTTTATAATCCTATCCCTTACATCTTCTAGGGATTCTCTTACCATTTTACCCGCTGGCAACAAACCGTCTCGTTTAACACCACGTTTAAGAGTTCCTTTGAAGGATTCTTTTATGATACCTCTTGCGACAGTAGTAGCTGAAGTCTTTGCACTAAAGTAGGCAGCTCCTCCAGCAGCAGACGCACCAAAAGTAGGGGCTGCTGCAAGTGCAGCTACGCCACCAATAACGGCATCTGTTAACATTGGAGCAACCTGTTCGGCCATCTCTTGGAACGTCCCCATCTCTATACCAAAGATGCCAGCTATTTCTCTGTTGTGGTTTTTTATCCTTTCATTTTCTACCAGCCCATCTTGCCCCCACTCAGAACCAAACATTGCCGCTACTCCATACCCCAAGGTAGAGAAAGACTGCTTAACACTTGTCCAAACTCCCCTGCTTCTAAAGCTTACATCTGTGTCTCTAACAAACTTTTCTAAGATAGCTGAATTACTAAGGCCACTCAGTCTGCCCCTTACTAAAGCTGCTTGCCATTCGTCCCCGTGATCTTCATCAGCAGATAAAACTTTATTATACGAATCAAACTGTCCTTCGTTTGCTGCTTGTCTGAATGTTTCCTGCTCTGCAATTTCTTCTTCGGATAAACCAGCTCCAGCGAGAGCTTTCGCATACATTTCTGGTTTTAATTGCAGGTCTCTTTGAATTAAAACGCCATTGTATTTTGTTTTTATTACATTCTGCGCGAGATCATCTTCGTCATCTGTGTATTTTAAAGTCGGTTGGAATTCTCCACCGTCTCCATAAAAGGCTAACTTAGTAACGTAGTCATCGACTACATCTTCCAGAACCTCTGCGTCATACCCTGTTTGATTTATTAACTTCTGCACAAGGGTAGCTTTAACTGCTTGTGCATTATCTTCGGCAGCTTCCGCATTATTTTCAAAGCGTTCTTTCTGCCTAAGCTCTAATGCTTCTTCGTCATCACCAGTTAAATCATTCCATCCAATACGAATGGATCTCCAAATATCACCAGTAAAATCTCCTGTATTTTCCCAAGCTTTATCTCCGAAGTCCCAAGACTTTTGTTTTCCTAACGCAGTAGCTAGACCTTGCAGTTGTGCTTTTGTTTTCTCGTCAGTCTTAACAAAGAATTCATCAACCTCTACTTCAACTTTTTGTCTTTCTTTAAGCTCATAAAATCTAAGGTTTCCTCTTTGTGGGATCCTTTGCCTGTTAGCTTGAAGATTAAACAAATGCCTTGGCTGAACTCCATAGGCAGAGGAGTTCTTAATTACCTCTGATTCGGTAAGGTTGTCGGGTAACTTACCACCTAAGAAAGTTTCATTTCCATCTTCATCTTCATATACACCCGCAAGTATTTCACCTCTGTTATACAAATCAGTAATGACATCTCTTCTGTTCTCTTTAACAAGGCGAGAAATCTCATCAGGATCTAAATCATCGTCGGGTTCTCCGCCAGCTTGCTGACTCGCTACATACGAAAGGATCTTTTCTTTATCTTCAGGTGCGGCTTTTACTGTATTAATGTTGTCCGCAAGAAGACTTGCCTCCTCAAAAAGCGAAGGCTTATTAATACTCTCAAGAGTATCTTGAACTTGGTCTGCTGTATCTACCCCCAGTAGTCCTTCGGTTTCTAAAATATTTTGTAACCCGCCCCTTAAATCTTGTTCTACTTCTGGGGTGTATGCTCCTGCAGAAAGGTATTCTCCCCTCAAATGATTCGCATATCTGCCATAACTTTCTACTTCATCTTCATAGATGTTATCGGCTGACCATTGAGAATAAGGTGTTTCGTTGACTAGTTTTGGTTTGCTTGGGTCTGACATAGCAGAAGCGTATATGTTGGTTTTTAAATTATCTCCCGAATCCTTTTCCTACCTTTGTAGAACTAGAGCCACCCTTTAGGGTAGCTTTATATTGGTCACTAAGTTTTTTGCGTTGTTGATTTAGTTGCTTGCGGACGGCTCCTAAGTTATCAGCAGATTCTATTTTCGTTCCATCAGGAAATTCCATTCCTCTGAATTGATCAACAAGAGCCTGTTTCTTATCCAAAGAATCGTCATCTTGACCTTCAATAGCAGCCATCGCTTTATCCGCAGCAGTGATCTGTGCGTCTATATTATCAAGGTAACTTTTATCTAGATCAAATAAATCACCAGCTCTCTTCTGAGAGAGACTAGCTGCCTGAGCATTTTGGTCTCGTGTTTCTTTTGCTCTGGCTACTTTAGTTGCCTCAAAAGCTTGATCACCTAGTCCTTCTAAAGCATCCGCTTTGCGGTAGAAGTTTGGATCTGCTCCGTCGCTGGAATTAAGATTGTCTTTAAGCTTTTGTAAATCTTCGGCTGTTTTAACTCCCGCAGCTTGTCTCAATAAGAGTGAAGTGGAATCCTGCTCTTTCCTGTCATACCTAGTATCTTCAATTTCTGTCCGCTTTTTAGCATACTCTTGATTATCTTGATTCAACTTAGCCTGAAGACCTTTAGTTGCTGAATCAAATAGTTGTTTTGCTTCAGGAGATCTTTGTAGCACTTTGTTATTCTGTATTCCAAAACGCTGCAGGGCTTGCATTTGATCAAAAGGATCTGCATCTTCTTGATCCATTATCTGCAACAAAGGCTCCGTAAGTTCCTCTGATTTCTGAGCAAATTCTATTCTGTCTTCTGCTGCTTTCTTTCTCTGCTGTAAATCAAACAAGCTGGACTGATAAGCTAAGTCAGAGTTCCTCTCTTTAGTTAATTGATTTCTTAGCTTGAGCATCATGTCAAGCTGCGGAGCCATTGCCTCATCCGCTACACGATTAGTATAAGAAGATTCCCTACTAGTAAGACCAAAGGTATTCCTAATAGGGGCAATGTCTGTCGAAAAATTTAAACTTGGTTCCGCCATTTTGTTATCGGTTGAAAGGCTTGAAATCAGGGTCTCCCTCTACTTGATTAATACCTCTATTAATAAGTAGTTGTTGTAGTCTTCTGTTTGATTCTCTGACATCTGCTACTCTCGCTGCATCTTGCTCTTGCTGTGCTCTCATTGCGGGGGTGCTGATAGCAGGAGCATCTGCTGCTGCGGATCTCTGCCAATCTGATGCCGCTTGTTCTGCTGCTTTTACAAAACCCATTCTCCTAAGCTTCCTAGCTTTTCTAAGTCCGTCATTTCTAGAGTGAAGACTTCTACGACTGCCGACACCTAGTGTTCTATTCGGATCATTTGCTCGTGCAAAGAAGGCATCATACTCAGCTTTCTTTTGTGCGTCACGCCTTGACCTTACTTTTTCTCCGAATTCTTTTCCGAGTCTGCTTCGTTCTTCGAGAACCTCACGGGTCATCGCTTGCTGATCAATTCCTAGCTCGTTGATTCCAATGTCTTTTATTTCGGCAAGCCTTTCTTCTCTACCCTCTTCGATCGACAAGTTCATCGCATCAGTCAATCTTTGTCTTAAAGCAATCCTCTCGTTCTTATTTTCTCTTTGTCTTGATCTGTTATACTCGGCATCTAATTGTGCCTCGGCCTCGTCAAGAGCTTGTTTTTCTTCAGGATTAAAAGCTCCTGCAAGAGGTTTTGAAAGTGCGTCACTATCTTTTTGTGACATCTGCACGGATCTCATAAGCTTTCCACCTTGTCTTGCAAATTCAGCTATATCAAAGTCTGAAGCACCCGTGCTCACCATCCTATCTTGTTCCTCTTTGAGCTGGTCAGCCAAACGCTTTTCCCTATCAATTTCCTTTAAAAGTTGTTTTTCTCCGAACGACTGTGTGTGAGATGGCATAAGCTTAAATATATAGTATTTTAGGTTGAAAGTCAATCGATGAGGGTGCTCTCCGCGTTTTGTAAAGCATTACTTAAAGTTTTTATAGTCGTTCTCCTATAAGGCATTGTGGTATTTGTTGTTTCAGGTGGGTCAACTGCTACTAATCCTAGCCTTTGCCTTGCACAATCTAAGGCTAAAAAGGCTGCATCCGCTAAGTCAGGACTCCTGCCAAAACGAGCTTTGAACTCTGGCTTTGATTCAATCTTCATGCGGAGACTTCCGCTTTTAACCATGTCATAATTTCTTTCAGTTATTTCTTGGGCCAGATCTGAGTTGATTCCGAAGACTTGCTTTGTCCTCATCAATTCTTTTCCTACAAACCAAAGCTCCGATACCCTGTTTACATACAGATCTAAACCAACCTTTGGGCTATTAGCACTGACACGCTTGTCACTCGCTTTTCCCCCAAACGAAATACGCATGAACTTGTTAGACCACTCCCCCGCCAGAACATCACAGAAAGGAGCACCCGCTCCCGTGGCATCCACACTCACATTCTCTGGTAATATTTTTAACTTCAAGCACTTGTCTTTTATTTGCTGAACAATCTGATAAGTTCGTGGAACTGCTTTGTTGGTTGCATCGTCGTTCAAGTGTAATGCCTCACCAAACTCTATGACATACTGACCACTAGTGTCATAGCCACATTTAGCAGTATATAAAATTGTTCTATCTCCACCGTTTGTAAAAGCAGGGTCAATACCACATAGATTTACGGGTGTTCCTTGCCACTCTACTTTCTTCATGGCCCCGCTAGATGTGATCTCATTCTCAGTATATATGCCTGTGGTCTCATCACTGTCGAAAAAGACCGCTCTGACCATTCGCATATAACCCCTGCTTTCAACTCCCAGTAATGCTTTGTCTTCATCAAGTTTTTCCTCCGTAGGTAGCCAAGGATAAACAGTTTCCCCCGCCAAAATGTTGGGAGATTTTTCACCATCTAAGCGTAGATATTTACCTTGCCACTTTGTATCCCATTCATCATCAAGGTTTGTATCCACACTATCCCAACCATCTTTGGGTGTAGACCAAATACCGAATGCATCAAACCTGCTATTGGGGTTGCTCATCCCTATCATCTGGAATGATGGGTTTTTAGAAAGGTTTGTAAGTCCTGCATTTAAGATAGCTTCAGAAAGTTCTGAAAGCTCATCCCCAATCAGGATCACTCTTTTCTGTTTGATACCAATAAATTTTCCAACAGCTTCTTTAGTCTTGCTCTTTTCTGCGGAGATCAAAGAAAGTCCCGCTCTTTCAATGAGTGTTCCTTTCTCATTAATGTAAGCTGCGTTACCAATTGAATCCCGAATCTTGATTGGTGCATCATCAATCACTGACAGGAGAGACATTACACTACCCCAGATTCGTTTACGGGCTTCACGCAAAGTAGTAGAGGTCATTAAAACAAGGGTGTCTTGTGGCTGGCATAACCAATTAACAATCCCCCACGCTGCCATAGTGTGAGACTTACCAGAAGAAGCAGATCCACCAACAGCAAGGTATTTATTCTCTAGAGCTGCACGAATCATGAGCGTGGCCCAAGGATGACGAACCATTAATTTTTCTGGTAACTCATCATTATTCCACAGCTCATCACATATTCTCCAAAAATAATATTCCTTCGCTGCGACAACTTCATGGTTTGCAAACCCGTATAGAAGTGCAGTAAGTAAACTAGTTGGTGGGATTTTAAACCCCCCGACATCCATCCTTTTGGTTTTCGGGTCTATCCTTGGTTCCAGTAACTGCTTGCTCCTTTGTTCATTTAAAGCCATAATTATTATAAACAATAAGTCAGAAAAAAATGGGTATCAATTCCAAACAAGAGATTCAAGAGCGAGCTGTCCAGCTATACAATTTAGACTGGAAAACAAGTTCGATTGCAAAGGAGTTGGGTGTTCATGCAGGAACAGTAAGACGTTGGTTTAAAAAGAGAGGAATTCCAGCAAGAAAAAATGGTTTGGTAATGACGGAGAAAGCAGAAGACAAACCTACAAAGCAAGAACCTCAAGATAAACTGGGCCAAGACATAGAGCAAAACTTAGAGAACATGACCGATGAAGCTGTTCTTAGAGCAAAACATGACGCTCGATTGGAAGAAGACGAAACGATTATGGAGATCGCGGAGAGTCAGAGTAGTCCCGCAGAAAAATATCAGCACTATATTGCTGCTGCGGGAATAAAACTTTTAAGAGACAACATGAATAACTTAAAAGGGCCGAAGACAGTGAGGGAACTTTCGGAACTTGATCAACTAATTAGGCGTAATTTAGGGCTTAATTCTAAGACGGGAGGAGGAGCGTCTAGTAAAATGCAAATAGACATATCGATTCTTAACAACAAGAAAGCCGATAGAGGTGGGGGAACCATTATTGACATCGAACCAAATGATAAATAATTTTGATAATTTTTCTTGGCACTACGACCCCAAAAAAGATCCATATAACAAGAGGGCAATAACCCCTAGTGATGGGCGCGAATCAAGTTTTGCAGAGGTCATATTTTTTCATCAACTAGAAGAAGCCTTAGTGGGCATAGTTGAGTTAGCACAAGGGCCTCCTGTTGCCTGTTATAGTAGTTCTATTGCGAAGGCAATCTTGCAAGAGCAACATGGTTTGTCCGAAGAAGATGCGAAGTTTGCTTTGTCCCAGCTCATAGATGCTGACTTAGGCCCTGCTGCTCCATGCTTTTTGGATACCAGTATAGTAGAAAAGTAATGACGTTGTTTAGAGACAAAGAGCTTATCCATGATCCCAAAGTAATTATCAGGAAAGATGATCCTTTGAAGGATGATTTTAACTTTTCTATTAAGCAACTAGAAGGATCCTTCTATAGGGTCATACCCGCCACCGCAAAAGAAGTTTTCTTTTTACAAGCTCTCCCCAAGAATGTATTTATATACGCTCCCGCAGAAGGGAACGGATTAATAATTACTTTAAATTTATTTTGATCATTGGAATAGATAACGGACTGGATGGTGGACTTTGTGCCATATCTAAATTTGACGGGTCAGTTATAGACAAGATTGTCATGCCCACAAAATGGGTCTTAAAAAAACGAGAGGTTGATACTCGCGCTCTTAAACAGTGGATCCTTTTTCTTAACACCCCCTTCACCATCGCTATTGAAGAGCCACTTGCCCACGCGAAAAGTTCACAAGCTATCAGGTCTATGGCGTTGTCTTTCGGGAAGATTGTAGGCATGGCAGAAGCAAATGAATATGATGTTCAAAGAATATCTGTTCATAAATGGCAAAAGAAAATGTTGGGCTTCATTGCGAAAGGAATGACCAAGCAAGCTGCTCTCGCCAAAGCAGAAGAACTGGCCCCGAAAGAGTGTTGGATTAAAAACAAAAGATGCCGCAAACCCCACGATGGTATGGTCGATGCGTTCCTTGTTGCCCGTTATTATAGGGATACACAAAAAAATTGAAAAAACTCATTGACCTAATTCTGGGTCTGTTCCACAGTGCGTCTGATGAACACACCAGACCACGCTGACAGAGGACACGCTGAGTTTTCTCCGTCCTCTTTAAAATACTGCGCGGGTTGTGCTGGCTACAAAGGTAGAGAAGGCACTAATGCTGCTGCTGAAATGGGTACTCGTATTCACGAGGCTATTGAAATTTTAGACCCGTCTAATTTGCAATCTGAAGAAGAGGTATCTATTTATGAAGAGATAATCGCTGATCAGACTGAGTATCTAAAGAACTACGAAGATAGAAAACTATCCGAGACTCACTCAGAAATTGTTTTAGATATAGAATTAAAAGGAACATCTACCTTTGGAACCTGTGACCATCTCAGCATATATGGGGAAACAGAGGGAGTGTTGATCGATTACAAGACTGGGATCAGTAAGATCGACACTCCCAAAAATAATTATCAAGCCCGTGCATATACCATTGGGTGCTTTCAGAAATTTCCAAAGCTCGAAAAGATTGAGTTCGTATTCTTCATACCTCAACGCAATGAGATTTTGTCAGATACTTTTAAGCGAGATGAATTAGAAGATCTTATTGATGATCTTTCTTCTGTCATACTTGAAGCAGAAAGAGTCCGCCCAAAATGGGAAGAAGGGACTCCCGATTTGGGAGAACTCACACCCACTGTTAATTGTAGGTTTTGTGCTTTTGAAGATGTTTGTCCTGCCCTCGGTGGTCTGGTTGTAGAGGTTGCCAAAAAGATTAATCCACAGCTTCCTGATGTTGACCTTGATTCAACTGAAGACCCAGAAGTAATTGAGCAACTGTGGGCGATTCAAAAAATCGTAACCAATTGGGCGGATGGGTTTAAGAAAAGAGCAATCAAGCTCGCACAAGAAGGGCTAGAATTTCCCAACCTTCGTCTGAAGAAAATGTCGGGTAGGCGGAATATAACTGATCGCAAAAAATTTATCGAACTTGCGAATGATTTTGGAATGGACAGCAGCCAAGTCTTAGAACAAGTTTCCATCCCCCTTTCCAAGATTGCCAAAAGCATTGGTGATAAAGCGGAGAGAGGGCAAAAACAAAAACGATCCGATGAGTTTATGCAGAGATGCAACGATCAAGGGATCATCGAAGAATCTCCCGCGAGACATACATTGTCTTGAGGATAACAAGAAACAAGAAACTAGAAACTAGAAACTAGAAACATGAGTAAAGAAACTGAACTAGCAACCCAACCTGTCAATGCACTGTCAACAGCAGCACTGCCAGATACCATCGACGCTTCGGATATTGATATCCCTCGCGTTAACGTAGTCCAAAAGACTAGCGACATTACTTGTCGTGACGGTGAACCCGCTCCTTACGGATCACTTGTTCTCGATAAGTCTATTGTATTGGCCCAGCCAGAAACGGCTATTAAGGTCGTGCCTCTTATTGCAACGAAGCAATGGAGAGAGGATATCCCTTATGACTCTGACGATGTCCCCAGAATTGCGGGGTCTGAAGCGGAGAAGAATCAATTAGCTTTGGATAGCGAGTATAACCTCCTTGAATTTGCTGAGATTACTTTCCTCTTTGAGGGGGATGATGATGTTGAGGCTTTCCCTCTTCCGCTTGGTAAGAAGAACTACGCTATGGGGCGTATTAACGTAGCTAAGGATGCTTACAGGCAGACTTTCAAAAGGCTGACAACCTTTGCCGTCTTTAACAAGACTACACCAATTCACACTAGACTGTGGAATCTTACTTCCTCTGCTATTACCAGAGGTAAGTATTCATGGTTTGCGCCTTCTCTTGCAATTACACAAGACGAGCCAAGCAAAGAAGTAGTCTCATTTGTGGAAGGGTTTATGAATCAATAATATGGCTACTCTTACACCACAAGAAGTATACGAGACTGAAATTCAAGCCATGAAGAAAACTATTCAGGAGTTAGAGTCAGTTCTGGAAAATTCGCAGACTGCTTTGATTGCTAATAGAATTCTTTTGGAAGGACTGGAGAAGAATCTTCAGGATGTCCATAAGGAAACTGAATTGGAACTCGTAACAGATTAGGTAATGCGTCGGTGTTTATATCACACTGGTTAGTCATCCGCCCTTGGGTAAGCGCATAAAAGCCCAATAACAATATACCCCGCCCCCTATTAGCATCATTGTGGGGGGCGGGGTAAATTTAAATTATGGACACTTTTGCTTTAGATTACGAAACATACTATGACAAAGAATGCTCAATAAAAACTCTAGGAGTTTTGGGATACTTTAGTCACCCCAACTTCGATGCCTACATGGTATCAGTTGTTGGAACGGAGGGGACAAATTTTGTTGGTCACCCTAGAGACTTTGATTGGAGTCTGTTGGACGGCAATGTTGTTCTGTCACACAATGCCTCCTTTGATGAAACCTTGTATCTGTATGGTGTATCCCGTAACTGGTGGCCTAATTGTGAACCAGCAGAATGGCACTGCACTGCAGACCTAGCAGCGTATTGCAAGTTACCTAGATCACTAAAAGGATCCACGGCTCAACTCTTCAATCTCACTGTAGATAAATCTACACGAGACAATATGTCTGGCAAACGATGGGAGGATATGTCCCCAGAGTTTAAAGAAGAGGTAAGTGAATATGCCCTCAAGGATAGTGAACTATGTCTCAAGCTATGGGAGACACTTAAAGATAAATGGCCTCAGTTTGAAAGGGACATCAGTCGGGTAAATCGAAGGATAGTTCAAAGAGGCATCCCAATTGATACTGGACTTCTAAAGAAACAGTTAGAGACAATCAACAAAGCTTTATTTGAAGCTGAAGAAAACATCCCTTGGTTGGATGAGAAACCCCTTCTTAGTAGGGCAGCTTTTGATCAGCAGTGTTTACTGCTTGGTCTTGAACCACCAGTAAGTCTCGCGGAAGCGGATGAAGATGCCCAAGAGTGGATCAAGAAGCATAGCGAAGAACACAAGTGGATAGGAGCTGTTAAGAACTGGAGAAGAATAAACTCCATCAAAAAGAAGCTAGAAAGCTTTGATTACGCCACCATGCCAGACGGTAGATATTACGGTGGGTGTATGTATTTTGGAGCACACACGGGTAGATTTAGTGGGTCTGGTGGAAACTTAAATTTACAGAACCTCCCCAGAGATGAAATGTTTGGGGTTAACTTGAGGCATTTGATTTGCCCTCAACCTGACAAAAAATTAATCGTGGTAGACCTTTCTCAGATTGAAGTAAGAACACTTTGCTGGTTAGCTAATGATCGCGAAATGATGGAGGAGATTAAAAACACAGATGATATCTACGAAGCATTCGCCATCAGGTTTGGGATGTGGAATAAAGAGGACGGCATACTCAAAAAGGAAAACCCAGAGAAGCGTCACGCTGTAAAAGCGATGGTCTTAGGTTGTGGTTATGGGGCAGGAGCAAAACGATTTGCGAGTATGTCTGACATCACAGAAAAGGAAGCTCAGAAAAGAGTGGATACTTACAGGAACAAGATGAAGAAGATTAAAGATCTTTGGTTTTCCTATAGCGAAGATATTGCAGGATCTACTCGTGTTACAAAAGGATATGATAAAGATGGGAATGAGTTAAAATCTACATTTACTGTAGAGCTTCCTAGCGAAAGAGTTTTAGATTACGGAACTCTACACAAAGGGGGAGACCCAACGAACACACAATACACTGCTAAAGTCCCTCGTCATGGCAAGTATGCAGCCGTCAGATTATGGGGAGGACTAGTAGCAGAGAATGCCTCTCAAGCATTAGCGAGAGATATCTTTTCTGATATGCTCCTAAGAGTTGATGCAGCAGGGCATAAAATAATTATGCACGTTCATGATGAACTAGTTGTGGAATCGGATGCCGACAAAGCACAAGAGACTTTAGAAGAAGTCATCAAAATTATGTCGGAACCCCCTAAATGGATTGGCGATATACCCGTAGACGCAGAAGGATCAATACAAGACAGATATGAAAAATGAAAATTAAATACCTTAAAAACTTAAAATCAAAAGACGCTTTAATAACAGTAACCGATCCAACGGAGATCGAAGTAAAACCAATACCCCATTTTAAATCAAAAGCTTTATATAGAGAATGGTGTGCTAAGAGTGATACAGATCACGCATTCTTAACAGGGTTCGAGGGTATAAATCCGAATGCACGAATTGAAGGGGAAAATAAAATATGTAAGATCCACGCTATCCCAGCAGACTTCGATGCTCCCCCTGATTGGCCTAACGTAAAAGACATTATAAATGCGAAGTGTCCGAAGGCTCTCCCCGCATGGTATTGCAGAACATATAGTGGATACATACGGTTGTTCTTTGAATTAGAGGAGACTCTCTCTATTCACTACACACTGGTAACTCCCTTCTTTAAGCATCTAAAGCAGATGCTGCAATACCACAAGATCTTTGCAGGGTATGACAAAAAGTCAGAAGCTCCCTCTCAGTTGATGGAGATAGGAACAGATTGGGTAAATATGGGGGGTAAGATCCCTAGCTCTATTGTTCAAACAGCTCTATTTAAAGCCGCTAAAGAGAAGCCTCCTGAATCAAAGGATACATCCATTCCGATTGATATTATTGCAGATGAGGTAGAAAAGAGATTCCCCAACAGATGGATAGGAGATTTTGAAGTGGGTTCAAGAGGCCCTCTCTTCTGGATTGATGACGGAATTGAGAGAGAAGGTTGTCAGGTATTTGAAGATGGCATGATTGTATATTCAGATCGTGACCTAGCATGGAAAACATGGAGAGATATTTTTGGCCCTGACTTTGTCAAAGACTTCGAGGAGCAGAAGATGGGGGATCTTCTCGATGAGTATTGGTTTAATGGGAGGCAGTTCTTTAAACTATTACACGGAACAGCAAAACCCATACCCAGAGATCAACTGGTATTAGAGTTAAAGCAAAGAGGATTTAAAGGGGGGAGACCAAAGAAAGGGGAAAACATATCTGAAGTGGAAGCAGCTATCGTCCTTATAAGCAACACAAACAGGATTGATGAAATAGCCCCCGTTGTATTTAGGAGAAATGAAAGACTTGTTTCATATAATGGTTTACAAATCCTTAACTCAGCAACAGTCCTTCCCATAGAACCAGCGTCTGATGGTGACCCCAGTAATTGGCCTTGGTTGAATAATTTCTTCGACCAATTCTTTGTAGACTCTACTGAGGTACGAAGTAAATATTATTTCTTTGGGTGGCTGCAACGATATTACAAAGCTTTCTACCACAACCGAGAAGATCAAGGACAAGCTTGTATTTTAGTAGGCCCCGCAAAAAGAGGCAAAACTCTTTTATCAAACAAAATTATAGCAGCTCTTGTTGGGGGTTTTGCGGATGCAAGTGACTATCTGTCTGGTGGAACAAAGTTTAACAAAGACTTAGGTAGAGCTGCTTGCTGGGTTATTGATGATACAGTTAGTGCTGCTTCTTTTCAAGATCAACGTAAAGCTACAGAGCTTATTAAACGTGGGGTTGCTAATCCAAGAATCGAGTTCATGGCAAAGTATGCGGATGCGGTAACACTACCTTGGGCGGGTAGGATTATAGTAAGTCTCAACGATGACCCAAACTCTATGAGTGTTCTTCCTACTATGGACTCTAGTAATAAAGACAAACTCATGGCCTTCAAGGTTTGTAAGGAACCATTCGACTTCCCCAAAAAAGCAGAGCTAGAAGCCATCATTGAACAAGAATTACCTCACTTTGCTAAATGGCTTATGGAGTGGAAACCTCCTGTAGAAATTCTAGATGATGATCGATTTGGGATTAAGAGCTTTATTGATCGGAGTATTTCCTACGCTGCCTTTGATAACTCTAGCAGATCTCAAGTATCTGAGCTTATAGACTTCTTTGCTAAAGCGTGTAGAGAACAAAACGAGAAGATGGCTTCATGGCGTGGAACAATATTGGAACTCCAAGTGGCCTTGCATTCGTATAACGGAGGCCGACCATTAGGGGCATCTAACAAGATCGACTTTATTAGAAATGGTTTATCTCATCTAGAGGATGTTGGAAAGCATAGTAAAACTACTAGACCTATAAAGTCTGTTGGAAAAGGAAGTGGCAAGATCTGGATAATAGATGTTACTTCCCCCTTCGACATTGACTACGAAGAAGCTACTTTAGAGAACCAGCCTTTCTAAGGGCCGCTATTGGCAAATGGTATCCGTCAACTTTGTAAGTAAATCCATAATCATCTGGTTCACCCCGAAGTTTATATTCGGCTTTCTTCTGGATAGTAAAAGCTGTGGCCCAACCAAGCAGCCAAGCCTTTTGGAAATCCTTTCGGACGCGAACAAAGAAATACGCTTTAGCGGGTAACTTCTTTCCTTCTGGGCAATTCACAGAAGCTGTGTAGTGGGGTTGAGGAACCCCCGCACAGCTTTTTGATTTTATGTCTATCGTCTTTTTGCCGAGAACGTAGTCATGAGTATACATCACATCTCCTTCGTAAACAGCTTCAGGATACAAACACTCAAAAGCAACCTCCCCCAAGAAACCCGTCATGCGCCCCGCTCCTCTGGTAAAAGAATTAGGTAGAACCCCTAGCTTTTCGCTACGCTCAAAAGCCTCTTTGACATGGTCACTAGTAGGCGTAAAGACCAACATTCCGTTAGATCTTTTAAAGTGTTGGGGTAATTTTTTTCTGCTCATCCCTCACCTACTCGTTTTAAAAAACGCTCGTAGGCAGGGAAAAAGACTTCATCCATACACCGCACCACAGCTTCCTGTTCAAAGGTTTCGCAGAATCCTACTCCAGAAAGGCACAGTGATGCTTCCATCAGTTCGTGACGAACAGTATTTAAAAGGGTCTTACCTTCTAAAACTTCAGAGATAAAAATAGTTTTTCGCTCGTGGCTGTAATACCCATACAAATCATCATCGCTTAGATCCGCAAAACGAATCTTAATTGTCTGTCCCGCTATCCGTATGCTCTTTGGTATAATCATTTGCCATAGAAGTCATTTATTCCTTTGGCGTAAACTGATGCTAATTTGTTTAAATCTGATTGTATTAATTCAACATCAGATAAATTTGAGCCAAAGAAAGGCTCCGCTATGCAAGCATAGCAAGGGGTCTTGCGAAGGAAAAGAGCACCTCGCTGACCTTTCTTTCTAGGTTTAGCCCCACGAGAAGCTAAGTCTGGATAAGCTTTATCCATTGCTTCTTTTAATTTATTAGCAAGTCTTCTTCCTCCCCTACTAGTCTCCCAGTGTAGCCACTCGTGTCCTGTTGCTCTCGGCCCTGCGGCATTAAAATGAAACTCAATACAAGCGTCTACTCCGTCTTCTCTCATTTTTCGAGAAACGTAGTTCATTGCCCCCACATAACTGGAAGCATTATAATCGTCGTATATCTTATAAGAAACTTTTAGTTTAGGCGTTATCAGAGGCAGCAGTTCTGTGTTAAACTTTTTCTCACTGACACTAGGTTTGCCTACAGTGTAAGCACCTGAATCTCCTCTTCGTGAATGGCCTATTGCTAATCCTATCATTTCTTATACTTAAAAATTAATCTATATAAAGAAACGGCTGCAACACAGATGCCTAGTATAAGCGAAATTACACGCAGCCAATATTCTATTTGTTCTTGCATTGAAGCCGCAATAGCTATTGTGGGAGTTAAAGTCCCCAAAAGAGTGTCTATCAATTTAGAGGAGTTCATTTGTTACCGATAGTGATTGCTCTTAAATAAGAATAGTCGCTATGGAATTTGTGTTTCTTCCTGCCAGTTAAAACACCTTCAACAAAATTATATTGTTGACCCTCAATCAGAGTTATCGTCGGTGGATCGTAGAGTGCGCTGTCGTTCACGACTGAGTCGTTTGCCCAGTCTTTCAATCCGCAGCTTTGCAGAAGGAGAACCATCGCGGGCAAGCTCATCAATTTCATCTTCGATCTCATCTATGTAACGTCTATTCTTTAAGTTTATATACGCTACAAAAGCTTCTAATGCAGCGGTTAGTAAACGCATAAAGCGCATTATTTGTCTTTAGCTTTTCCTACGTTTAGTGCCAACCATTCGACTACCTTGTAAATTTTACGAACAATGGTGTCATCTTTAGGAGTTGGCGTTAATGCACAAAGAGCAGAAGCTGCAGCAACAATAGCTGTCAGCGTTGCGATTATGCTTTCTTTGTTGTCACTTAGGTACTGTATAAATTCAGTCATGTTAAATTAGGTTAAGTTAATTACTCGGCTTCCCGACCCAGATGGATCGAACTTCAAAATTGGTTTGGCTTCTCCACGGTAAGCGTCTAGCTCTTCATCAAGAAGTTGTCGGCAAACATTCCAATGATAGTTTGCTCGTTCTAAATCTGCGTTCTCTTCGGCCACATTACCTAAGAGACCATGCTTAATAGCGTTGAGGTTACTGGGTCTTACTACATCATAAGAGTTTATAAGTTCTTTAAACTTGCGCTTAACCAAAACGCGCATTGTTTTTTTAACAGTATCTCTATTAGCAATCCTATATCTGCGATAAGAATTTACTTTGTTTGCTTCCTGAACTGTCGCTAATTCAAGTTTATCAGTAGCGTCTGCTGCATTTACGGCAGTTATTTTTACAGGGTGACTTAATGTGGAGTCCCCATTTCTAATCTCAGTAACTTTAGTAAACGTAAAAGAAGAAGAAATACTAGTCCCTGCTGTATCAAAAGCAGGAGTATATTTTTTTGTTTCGGGGGTTGAGCTATTATCTAAACCCGTAACGGTAATAAAGTTATTGCTAGTTCTAGCAATAGTTGTCTCAGGTTTAATAGGCTCTATAAATATAGTATAGTTTTTACCAGCCTCTAATTCATTGATCGTAGGAACGAGACCATCGTCAATAATACCAAATCCACCTAACGTAGTGCCGTCTCTATTCCTTCCTGTTATCCTGTAGTCATGAAATTGACTCTGAGCTTTTGCTGGATCATTGTCAACTAAGGCCGAAACAATTGACTCAGCGTCATCAGGTAGTGTAAAATTACCATCTGTAGTGGAGATTGTGGTCTCGTACAGAAGATCTCGCCACATACCCATCGCATAGAGACGGGGTAATACGAGGTTAAGTTCCTGTTTAAATGAGGAACCTACTGATTTAAATTTAGACAGGGCCTCTTCGACTCCCGCTACGGTAAGAGTAGCCATACCATAGTTTAAGGGAAAAAGCCTGAATAGTCAAGGTGGGGACTTATTACTCAGATGCGGGGCATCCGTCAGTTGTAGGACATTCAACGACTTTTATTAGGGAATTTTCAGAAGTACCGTCAGGAGCTTCTCTAAGAACCGTGACGTTGCTCGCTGTGCCTGTCGGAGCATAAACAGATACTGTTGTCCCCGTTGTAAGCACTGTGGCGGTAGTGGATGTTGTAAGGACATCTACAGGAGTCACGTTGCTTTTTATCACATTTACAGTGTTACCTGCTGTAGCTACATCTGCTGTAGGTAAACTAGCAACAACAGATACGGGAGACCCAGAAGATTTAATGACACTTTCGTCCGTAGTTTCGTAAGCAACATTTGTTGTAGTTGAAGAATTCAACACACTTATGTCTGTAGTTTCAAAAGCGACATTTGTTGTAGTTGAAGAATTTAAAACACTCGTAGTGTTAACAGAGTTGTGGACATTTGTTGCAGTTGAAGAATTCAACACACTCGTCGTGCTCAATGATTTTATAACAGGAGTGGACTGATTTGCCCCTGTTATCAAAGAGGGAAATGTTGGGGGAGAAGATGCGTAAGCCCCTGATGCCTCGTATCCCAATACCCAATAACAAGTATCCCCGCTCCCTCCTGTGCTACCACAACCAGCAACTTTAACAGCAGTGAGACCCCCACCAGCAGAAGCAGTGCCACCACTCCAAACATTATTAGCATAATCTGACCCTGCTGGCCCTTCGGCTACTGTAGTGGTGTCAACACTGTTTATGACTGAAGTAGACCCCACACTACCAACAACATTAGTTGCCGTAGTACTATTTACCACAGCCGTTAAGTTTCCTGATGTAACTGGAGCTGCGACAGTTGTTGCCCCGACACTGTTTACCACAGCCGTTAAGTTTCCTGATGTAACTGGAGCTGCGACAGTTGTTACAGCAGAAGCCGCTACAACCGAAACCATATTACTATTTTGAGGTTCTAAGGCTACCGTGACCGTTCCAGCACTAGTAAGAACTGCAGTCACCTGCGTTGATACTGGCATAGCCACTACAGAAGTTGTAGACCCAGACGTTATAACTGTTGCAGTTCCTGATGCTGAAGAAAGAACACTAGTTGTGTTTAAAGTTAAATTGGATAAGTCCTTGCAGGTAAGATCTGATAGACAAGTAACAAGCCCGTCTTCTACAATACCAACTCCCTTTCCCCCTATCTTCCAATACTTATTGTAATCGTTTCCAGTTATATGAATCTCAGTCGCATTATCTTTATTGGCGTTGTTATACTTTACTTTTACTTGTGCGCTTCCAGAAAAGGGAGGGTTAACAAGATTATTGCCATCTGCGTCTTTTCTATCCGTAGTAATAGGGTCACCATTATCATCGGACTGTCCAAGTGCCACAGAAGATCTTTCGTCTAAACTCCTGAAATTTTTTACGTCTAAAGTTGGGCTGTAACTTTTGTATATATTTTTGCCTACACCTAAATTGAGTATTGCGTTGTAACCTCTATGCCACCAATAAGGGCCTCTGTGTCCATCCAGTCCTCCGTATAGCTGGGTTTGTCTCGGTGGAGTTTCTTCGTCGTTCCAATAATTCCGCTCTAGCTTCCCATCTTTTATGTAAACTATTGGTATGAAATACTGACCATTAACCCCATCATCACCGTCCTCAGACGGCAAAACAAAATTAGTTGATTCAGGTAGTGCTTCCCCTTGGTCTAGTCTGTAAATTCCATGATCAGGATCAGCAATCTTTTCGGGTTCAGCAGGATCAGGATTATTCGCATCATGATTTGGGTTATCAATCTGAGGATGATCTGGGTCTGCTATTATAGCACCGTGATCGTTCGTATGAAACGTAGTGTAAATAACTGTTGTATCAGGCAACACCTTTATCTTTAAAGGCATCAAATCAAAAATCCTGACCGTTTTATCTCCATTGCCTATGGCTACCCCAGCGAGAGCAGCTTGGGGGTGTATCTCACAAAGATGAGCTTTAGTTATACAAAGAGTTTTATCTCCATCTGGTTCATATCTATATGGTTCATGCTCTTGCCTATATCGGACATCAACATGATCTACTTCTCTTCCAACGTCTACACTCCGATCAGCAAACTCAGCAGTGGGTTCAACAGGCCCTACCCCTGAAGGATTAAATTCAAATCTAGGAACTTCAGACTCTTCAGGTTCTTGGATAGAAACATCAGCCTCTTCGGGCTGTGAGAACTCAGTAATAGATTCTTCACTTTCGCCAAAGAGAAAGTTCTTAATTTTTTGGAAGAAACTTTCTTTTGCCATTAGTCATCAAACTTAGGGGGGAACACAGTGTAAGTAGTTCTCACATAGCCACCTCTAGCTGGTTCTTGTTTATCGCGGACAACAAGTCCACCACTTCCGTCAGGCTGCTCTATTATGCCACTTAGATTAGGGGGTCTGGTTTCGGGTAACTGTTTCTCATAAATAGTATACTTGTAAACAGGGTCTACTGTTCCTGTTGAACAACGGACAAGGCCCCCATTCATAAGACATGGCGGAACAGAAATTCGGACATAAGGTGTGCCGAAAGTAAACGACTGAGGAACCATTGCCTTTGCCTTTGGTTCACCCCCATTACTATCAGTAAATTTATTTGGGGAATATTGAACAGTTACTTTTGTTTTGCACGGCCCTCGGTAACCTTCAGGGTTCATATGATATTCAGGAAAAGCTAACACCTGCCCGTCATGTCTCTCAAACCCAACAACATTTATACTTTCTAAAACGGGAGGGAATGTATGATCCATCGTAGTTAAATACTCATCTACTGCGAGTATGTTTCCATTCCCTTCTCCTGCTATTGTCTCTTTCTTAATGACTTCAAACCAGTCGGAAGAAATCTGCCGCCCCTCTCGGTAACAAGCCACTTTAATATCGGGGTTAGGAGACTCATCATCTACAATCAACGTGGTTTGCCACCAAGCATTGTCTGAATCTACAACAAGAGCATCAATCGTTGTGCTCTCTCCCGAAGGAGTTTCTCCAGTATAGTAATAGCTGAGAGTGCTTTTTAGGTTTCTGTGAGATAGGTCATCCCACTTCAAAGTCTCTATATCCTCACGAACAAAATAAGTTCTTTGTTCGACGATAAAGATTCCATCTAGCTCTCTGTCTCCAATTCTTTTTTGCTGACGGCCCATCAGCACATAGCCTTTGCCAGTAAAGTTTGCCGCAGCAGGGGCTGTAGGCATAGCAGAACCCGCTGTCACAGAGCTGTCATCTTCTGTAAAGGAAGACCGTAAGCTGATATAAGTTCTTACTACAGTGTTAAACTTGGTTTGGCCTAAACTAGATTGAGAGTATTCAAAATTGTAGTCATCCTGAGATGTCCTCGTATTAGCGTAATAGTAATAATAAAACTGACCATTAGGGTCAGCTTGCTTCACATACGCTAAAGTATGATCGGGAAAGTTTACAGTGTCAGGATGCGCGGTTCCATATGCAGGAGGATTCTTCCCGACCCTCTGAGCGTCTACTGTTTCAAAAAACAGTAAGTCCTGAACATTCGGTGATACGAATGTTAGAACGGTTTGCCTTTGAGGGCTGGGTTGATTCCGCTGAACAGGCATTACGCTTCTACTTCTTCAACTTCTTCTAGCTGCTCTGCGTCAGATTCCTCTGCTTCAGGTGCAGGATCATCAACAAACTTGGTAATTAAGAAACTACCAGCTCCTGCAATATTCGCACCTCCAAGGGTGGGGTGCTTAATTGCGATGTCGATTAGCTGAATAATAGCCTTTCTTTCTCCGTCGGTGAATTCAATTTGTTTCATATGTTCAGAAAAGTAATGGGTTTAGTTAATGTTTTCAAGATCTTTAAACAAAAAAAGACTTGAGGTGTCCTACCCGTAATTTGGGTACTACGAGAGGCTTAATACCTGTGATATCATAACAGTTATTGCAGAAGCTTACATCCTCAAAAGACATATCTCTTACGTCAATTTTACCTCCTTTTTTGTCCTTACATCCTTTGATTTCTACAGGATTAAGCGGGTAATAGGGGTAATCCATCTCTTCGTAAATAGACCTGTGGACTTTGGTAAATCCAAAACCACACCAATCCACTCTAATTAATTTAGAGGGAGATTGCTCTGCTTTCTTCTGCATAAATTCAGCGGAGTAAAAAGGCATATGCAAATTCTCACGGAAATAATCTTTATCCCATTTTCCCACCATTGCGGTATCTGAATAGTCAGACTTATACCAACCTGTTACAAACTTATGTTTAGGGTCTATTCGATGTAAATGTTCTATTTGATCAATAGTAAATTGAATATCTGAATCAATCCAAAACAACCATTCAGCTTCTACAGGTCTTGTATCGTAGTTTCCTCTGCCCCCTGTAGCTAAGAAGTTCCTAGCAAAGTTTAGGAAAAGACCACTACAGGTAAATATCTGCGAATTGTTTTTTTCACACCAAGATTGAAGTTCTAAGTATTGGTCAAATAAACGTCCGTGAATTCCTCTGTGGTCTATAGGTATTAAAAATATTGTGTTAAGCATTAGCTAGAGAGTCAATGTAATCAACTGAGTCAGTGTCCACTTCAGCAGGGCTATTTGCTATGGACTCTTCTTCTTCAGTTTCTTCAATATCAACCTCGATTGCAAGCTTATCAATGTCTTTTCTTTCTCCGTAAACAACGTAGTAGTAATTAAGAGGTTCATCAGTATTTGATCCCACAACTACATCCCCATTAGATTCCATAGAAGCAACAAAGAGACATTGATTAGACCCAATAGCAGTTAGTTCTACCGTCATCGTATCAAGGTCTACCAACCCGCTCCAATAATCAGGCATGGTTATTGTGTCGATATTACTCTTGCCTCGGAAGTAAACACCAATCTCTGGCCCCTCTAGAGAGGCGTGAACAAGTTGCTTGTTAGCTTTGGTTGGGTGGTCAATTACAAAACTCTTATAAGAACCTTGAATGCTACCGTTAACTTGTAAGGCATAGTAACCTGATACAGAACTAGTTCCTATACCTACGTTGCCTTGGATAAGCATTCCATTCGTAGGAGCAGTCGATCCAGTGTAACTAGCCCCGATAGCAACACCCCCATTGACCGCAAGTTTGCTTGAAGCACTTGTAGTTCCCAAGGCCCAATTACCTGCGCTAGTAATTGCACTTTGAACCCCACTGCTAGAACTTCCCCCATTCGGTCTGAACCTGAATCCTTTGCTAGAGGCAGCAGCAAAATACATATGGTCAGAAGCTTTGGCGAAGATTCTGTGATGACCATTTGTTAAGTTTGTTGTCCCGATTCCAAATGATCCATAGTCTCCGCCATAAGAACCATCTACATCAATCTTACTGTTTGCATCCGTGATACTGACATCAGCGAAAGAAGCGTTGCTTCCTGATTTATAAAACGAAGAAGCATGATCTCCATCAAGCGTGTCAGCATCTAAACCAGAACCAGACCCATCGTTACCTTCATGCCAGAGTGAAAATGTGCTGCTGGATGTCGTGGGTCTCCAACGGATTACTCCTCCATTATCGACGTATAAAATACCTCTCTGCCCAGCGTTATTACTAAACTTAATAGCAGCAGCATTAGACGCATGGTTCCTGTGTATTTCTAGACTCTCTGCAAAATCGTCTGAGGTAATCTTAACGGCAGGAAGGTGATCATTATCGAAGTGACAGAAACCTTTGAAGGTTAAGTCCCCGTAAGCGGTATCATTGTCATTTGAAAGAATGAAGTCTCCACTAGTTAGACCATCAACTGTATCAGCATCTAGCCCAGAACCAGCTCCATCTACAGTCTTGATAAGAGTAAGGATTTCACTAGCAGTCTGATCCGCAGTCGCATTTGATTCAATACCATCTAGCTTAGACTTTAATGTAGTCGTGAAATTCTTTTGAGTAAGTCCACCGTCTCCGACTGAGTAAGTCGTATTCGTGTCAGTGGCTGTGATAGTACCACCCGAAGAGATAGAAATATTCGTGCCAGCAGTTAGGGCAGCTACAACATTTGTTGTATCGGTTACATCAGCACTAGCTTCAATACCATCTAGTTTAGATCCATCAGATGCTAGATCCCTACCGTCAACTGTTCCAGAGACTGCAAGATTCCCACTAACTCCAGCATCACTAATATAAAACTCCGCAGGGTCTCCAAATTGAATGCTGTGACCATCCTGTATTATGGCATTCCCATTAAGAGTTAAGTTACCTGTCAGCGTGTCATTTGCATCTGACCTCAAGAACGAGGCAGAGCTAATACCATCAAGAGTATCTGCATCTAATCCAGAACCAGATCCATCAACAGTTTTGATAAGGGTGAGGATCTCACTAGCTGTTTGATCTGCTGTAGCTCCGCTTTCAATACCATCTAGCTTGGACTTTAATGTAGTCGTGAAATTCTTTTGAGTCAGTCCACCGTCTCCGACTGAGTAAGTCGTATTCGTATCAGTGGCTGTAATAGTTCCACCCGAAGAGATAGAAATATTCGTGCCAGCAGTTAGGGCAGCTACAACATTTGTCGTGTCAGTTACATCCGCACTAGATTCAATGCCGTCGAGTTTTGATCCGTCAGTGGCTACGTCCCTTCCGTCAACGGTTCCAGAAATAGTTATAGAACCCGCTACATCGATTCCGTTTGAAGCGGTCTCGAATTTCTTCACTCCATTATAGTATAGAGCTACTTGCTCATCTTGATCGATATAGATCCCAATCTCCCCGTTACCTGCGTTTATGAATAGATTCTCGTTCCCTTGAAGACGAGCGACATTTGTTACCCAGTTGCCGTCCATATCAAGGTTTCCTGACATGGTTCCACCAGACAGACCAAGCTTGAGGTTGAGCTGGTTCTGGATGTTTGAAGTAGCTCCGTCGAGGTAATCAAGCTCTGTGTTTGATACGCTGCCGTCTCCAACAAACTGGGCGTTCAATCTATTGGAACCACTTAGAGTGTCTTGCTTGGCTGCAATGC